CAGCATTACTAATTTCCTTGTGAATCTTGTATCTGCACTGGCTACTTATTCTCTTTTACCCAAAAAGCCTTCTATCTGTGCCGTTTCTGATATACCTAATGGTATTTTATGCCTTGTTGACTGATTTTTTCCATCGAACTCACGTTATAAATGGACACCTGAACAAAAACAGACATACTTTTCCATTTTGAAACAGGCTGATTCTATTGAACAAATCGCAGACCACTATTTTGATGGCTGTATGAAACAACGAAATGCCCGTATGATTGAACTTTCTGACTGTTGTTTCTGCTATTGGAATGGGAACATGAAAAGCGGTACAGTTCAGACTATCCGCATGGCTCAAAGAAAGCATATCCTAATTGTTAATTTTTGTCATGATTAACTTTGAATCCAGTGGAGTCAAAGTTAAAAGCCGAAATTCAAGTCAATTCTTGATTTCGGCTTTTCTTAAAATTCATTCTTTTGCGAAAAACAATTATTTTAAAATATAGTATAATTATAGCATAAAAATATATCTCACAAAAGAATGAAATGTAAACATTCTATGACAAAATAAAACATTTATCTTTGAATTTGTGCAAGATGACTAAAAGGAGATTTTATGGAAAAATTTAATATCTATTGCAGGAAAGACGGTCGGTATGAGGGACGTATCCTCCGGGGAAAAAATGAACAGGGTAAACCCAAATTTCAGTATATTTTCGGTCACAGCAAAGAAGAAGTTCAGAAGAAGATAACGGACATTCGCCGTCAGAACCAGTATCAGCACTGTTCCGAAACAATATCAGATTTATTCGGCAATTGGTGTCAAAGTAATAAGCACCGCATTAAAGAATCTACAATTGCAAATTACCTGATGAAAGCTAACAAACATATTCTTCCTGTTTTCGGGGATATTGCAATTGATTCTGTTACAGACACGAAAATCAATGATTTTATTGACATGAAGTTAAAATCTGGATTATCAAACCGCTATGTTTCGGATATTATTGTACTTTTAAAATCTATTTTCAAATATGCGGTTAAAATTTATCATATTTTCAATCCTATGGACAGTATTTCTATGCCTAAAAGGAAAAAAACAGAAGTTAAAATCCTTGATGAAAACGAACAGAAACAATTACAGCAATATATTGCCGTAAATCCAAATCATACTACAATGGGAACGGCTTTGTCCATGTCTACGGGCATCAGACTTGGCGAACTTTGTGCTTTGCAATGGAAAGATATTGACCTTGAAAAACGTATTTTAACCGTCAGAAAAACCATGCAGAGGATTCAAATTCCTCAAGATATAGCAAAAACAAAACTCATTATTACTGAACCCAAAAGCGAAACATCATGCAGAACTATTCCAATTCCAGAATGTATGATGAAATTGCTCCATAATTTCAAGGGAAAACCAGAAAGTTTTGTTTTATCGGGAACAGAAAAGCCCATAGAACCCAGAACGATGCAATACCGCTTTCAGAAAATTTTAAAAAACGCAAAATTGCCGTCAATTCATTTTCATGCTCTCCGTCATATTTTTGCTTCAAACTGTATCAAGTGGGGATTTGACATTAAAGCCTTGAGCGAACTGTTAGGACACAGCAATGTCGAAATTACACTGAATCTTTACGTTCATTCTTCATTTGAACAGAAACGTGTCTATATGAATCAGGTTAGCCTTGATTTCTAAAAAATCCGCAGATTGAAAATGGAATAGAACTACTTGGTACTTTTCGCAAAAGAATGAAATTTATGAAATGTGTTCTGTCATTACTTATCCTATTATATCACATTCATCAGACCTAATACATATTTAAAGAACATCATTTCATCGAAAGGAGATTTTATCCATGAAAAAACGAAATTTAAAGGCAATAGGTGGATTACTTTCTGGTCTGCTTTTATTGTGTACAACTGTTCCAATAATCCATAATAATGAAACTGTGGAAGAAATTTCAGTAATTACTGCAAATGCCACAAATTCTGCATCTGATATTATAAATGTAGCATCTGCTGAAGTAGGGAATGGGCTGAGCAAATATACTCAATGGAATGGAAAAATAGAGAATACTTATACATATGCTTGGTGTGCAGCATTTACTTCATGGTGTGCTTATCAAGCAGGTGTAACAAGTGTCAGCAAAACGGCAAGTTGTTATAATCAATACTATAATTCCTCTGGTAAAAAGCATTGGGTTGCAAATGATAAAAGCTATGTACCACAAGCAGGTGACTTAATCTATTTTGATTGGTCAGCCAGTGGAAGTACAAATGCAAATTTTGACCATGTAGGAATTGTTGTTTCATATAATTCCTCTACAAAAAAGATTACTACAATAGAAGGAAATTATGGAAATAATGGCAGTGCTAATAATAAAGTGACCAAAACTACAAGAGACTATAATAACAAAGTAAAAGCATTTTTGACACCAAATTATGTGAATCCGAATCCGGATCCATGGGTGAAAGAAACAGGCTGGAACTTGCCTGTGACATTGACAGCACCGTCAAAAATATCTAATCTGTACAATCTCAATGGTGGTTCTGATTCAGGACATTATATTGATAAAGGGGACAAATGTACAATTAATGAAGTTTGGGTTGATAAATCAGGAATTAAGTATGTCCATGTACAGTACCCTACATCAAACGGAAATCGCTGGTCTTATGCGAAACTCTCTGATTTGCCAATATCTCCGACTAATGTTAAGTTGGCGATAAACAAGACCAGTTTTGTTTCAACTGATACTATTACATTGACTCCATCAGCAACAAATGCAGTCAATTATTATCTCGCAATTTATGATTCAAATGGTAAAAAAGTTTATGATAAGGATAATATTACTGGTTCACACAGCTTAAAAGCAAGTACACTTTCTTCAGGAGAATATACTGTCTGGGTAAGTGCTAAAAACTCTGTTACCTCCGCTGATTCTAATCATATCACTTTTAAGGTAGTTACACTTCCTGAATGGTCAAAAATTGAGATAGACAAGACAACGTATAAAGTTGGTGAAGCAATTCAGTGTACTGTCAGCAGCGAAAAAGACTGCTGGTATTCTATCGGAGTTGCTGATTCCAGCGGAAAGAGAATCGTTCAAAAAGAAATTGGCAAAGACAATCATTCTAAAAAACAACAAAGTTCTTTTTCTATTGATAAAGCTGGTAATTATTATTGCTGGGTTTCTGCTTATAATGATGCCGGATACATGGATAGTTCTAAAGTAAATTTTACTGTAGTTAATAATACCTATACCGTCAAGTTTGATGCTAACGGCGGAACAGTATCGACTGCATCAAAATCTGTAACTTATGATGCAAAATATGGTACTCTGCCAACTCCCACAAGAGAAGGGTATACTTTCAGCGGTTGGTATACTGCCAAGACAGGCGGAACTAAGGTTACATCAGATTCAGTTGTAAAAATCACCACAGACCAGACATTATATGCTCAGTGGACAATCAACACATTAGCAATGCATTTCAATGTGAACGGAGGCGCAATTGCAAGCGACAGCGATTATTATGCAAATGGCAGCGGAAATATCTGTAAAAAATCGGATGACCAGTGGGTAGTTACAACGTGGAAATATAACGCTGGTGATGAAAAATACGGTTTGTATAATGCTACTTCGTTTAAACTCATCAGAACAGGTTATTCTTTCAAGGGTTGGAGTACATCCAGAACAAGCGGAACAGTGTTCGACCAAGATGATACAACGGTTACTTCTACTAAAATCAATCCTGATGTGAAGAATGGAAATGCTACTTCTACCATGTTTGCACAGTGGACAGCAAATCAGTATACTGTCAAGTTTGATGCGAATGGCGGAATGACACCAACAGCAAACAAAAAAGTGACTTATGATGCCAAATATGGTACTCTGCCAACTCCTGCAAGAGAAGGTTATAATTTCAGTGGTTGGTATACTTCTAAGACAGGCGGAACTAAGATTACAGCAGATTCTGTTGCGAAAATTATTGCTGACCAGACATTATATGCTCAATGGGAAATCAATAAACTGGAGATTCATTATAACGTGAATGGCGGTACTATCGCAAGTGATAGCGATTTCCATGCAAATGACAGCGGAAATGTCTGCAAGAATTCTGATGACAAATGGGCTGTTACAACTTGGGATTATAACAAAGGCGATGAAAAATATGGTTTATATAATGCCGCATCGTTCAAACTTACAAGGGAAGGCTATCACTTTGTTGGCTGGAGTACGTCCAGAACAGGCGGAACGGTATTTGACCAAGATGATACCAGTGTGACTTCTACAAAAATTTCTTCTGATGTCAAGAACGAAAATTCCTCTGTAACACTGTTTGCTCAATGGGAAATCAATAAACTTGAAATGCACTATAATGTAAACGGCGGCATTATTGCAAGCGACAGTGACTACTACACAAATGACAGCGGAAACATCTGCAAAAAATCGGATGATAAATGGGCTGTCACGACTTGGAACTATAATGCTGGCGATGCAAAATATGGTCTTACTAATGATACCACTTTTAAACTTACCAGAGAAGGGTATCAGTTTATCGGTTGGAGTACTGTCAGAACAGACGGAACACTGTTTGACCAGAACGACACAACCTTGATTTCAAATACGATTTCTGCTGATGTTAAGAATCAGAATACTACAGCAACACTTTTTGCTCAATGGAAAGAAAATGGCAAGTGTATTGTCAAATTTGATGCCACTGGCGGAAAGGTATCTCCTGCAACAAAAGAAATCACTTATGGTACAAAATACGGCACTTTGCCCGTTCCTGAAAGAGAAGGCTATACTTTCATTGGTTGGTATACTGCTAAGACTGGTGGAACTAAGATTACAGAGGATTCCGTTATAAAAACAGAAACCGACCAGACGCTCTACGCTCAGTGGACAGTTAATAAACTGGAAATCCATTATAATGTGAATGGTGGTATTATCTCAGACGGCAGCGATTTCCACGCAAATGACAGCGGAAATATTTGCAAAAACTCTGATGACAAATGGGCAGTTACAGCTTGGAGCTATAATACGGGTGACGAAAAGTACGGCTTATACAATGCATCTTCATTTAAACTCGTGAGAGACGGTTACCGATTTATTGGGTGGAGTGCATCCAGAACAGGTGGGGTAGTGTTCGACCAAGATGATACCAGTGTAACTTCTACAAAAATTTCTTCCGATGTCAAAAACGGAAATGCCTCTGTAACATTATTTGCACAGTGGGCTGTTTTAGGTGACATTACCAAGGATGGCAAGGTTTCTGTTGACGATGCAGTACTTATGCAGAAATATCTCCATGCCAAACAGGATTTCACCAAAGAACAGTACAAAAATGCTGATATGAATGGTGACGGAAAAGTGAATGTCTTTGACTTGGTTCTCCTGAAACGCAAACTTCTCGAAAAATAACAGACTATCCCATAATCTACTTATCCCTCCGCATGGATTCTCCTGCGGAGGGAAATTTTTATGTTTTTATCAATTTTTGATATAATTTCATGAGTTCGGCAACACATTCGCTTTCAGTCATGGTCTTGTAATTGAACCCGTAAGCGAGCATGACAGCTTTATCGTTGGCTTGGTGAGCTTTGCGAAGTTCGGGGGGCATGGTCGTTTCATCATGCTTTACCTTATACAAAATTTGTTCAAGTGGGGGTGTGTTGCTTTCATCGGTCAGATTGATACAGATGATGATTTTTTCATCGTACACAATAATGTGATTTACGGCGGCGTTGAACAGCTCTTTGAGGTCATCAGTTCTGGATTTTTCGATTAACAGTTCCAGCGCACAGCGGAAATGCTCCTGCGTAAGTCTGGGAGGTGCGATACAGATGTTTTCAATATTTTCTTTCAGAATCTTTTTTCTGTCTTCCAGTTCAGACATAGTGGTTTTCAGTGAATCACTTGCAAAACCATTCAGAACGGCATTGACAGCATTCTGAAGCTGTTTCTCAACGTCTGCAAGTTCACTCTTCAATAGTTCATGCTCCGTTGCCGGAATATCTTCTCTTGCATATTCAGTATAGGCGGCGGCAGCTATCTCATCCAGTTTTTCTTCTGTCAGATATTCATGCAGGGCATCTCTCACAAGTTCATGCATTCTGTCAGCCGGAATATGAAGACGATGGTGACTTCCCGAATGCCAGCAGCGGTAATAGTGATATTTCCCTTTTTCACAACTGCAACCGCATATATGCAATCCGCATTTTCCGCAGATTATCTTTCCGGTAAGAAGATATTCATAATCAGTTCTGTTCATTCTGGAACGATGAACGGAATCTTCAATGCGTTTCTGTACCTTGTCCCAAAGTTCAGGAGAAATGATTGCAGGACAGGGCATTTCACCTTCATATGTGCTGATTTTATAAACTCCTGCATAAATCTGATTGCGGAGCATTGTAGAAATAACAATCTTATTCCAGACTCTTCCGGCGGCGTTGGGGATTCCCCTGCGGTTCAGGTCTACCCGGATGCTGTTCTGCGTTTCCCCTGCCGCATATCTCTGAAAAACTTCCAAAGCAATCGGAGCGGTCTTTTCATCAATCACAAGACGATGGTCAACAATCTGGTAGCCAAACGGTGCAGACTTTCCAAGAAAGCGACCCTTGCGGAAGGATTCTTCTTTTCCTCTGCGCATCTTCCGGGCTAATTCTGCTGAATAAAACTCGTCCATGCCCTCGATGAGAGCTTCTACAAAAATGCCCTCCGGCGTGTCGGTGATATTTTCTGTTGCGGAAATGACTTTCACACCACTGTCACGGAGTTTCTTTTTGTACAGTGCGCTGTCATAGCGGTTACGGGCGAATCTGTCCAGTTTGTAGACAAGAACCGCCTCGAACTTGTTTCTTTCGCTGTCAGCAATCATGCGCTGAAATTCCGGACGTTTGTCATTTGTTCCGGTCATAGCTCTGTCAATGTACTGAGCAACAATTTCCATGTCATTCATTTCAGCGTACTTCTGGCAGACATGGAGCTGACCTTCAATGCTCTGCTCTGTCTGAACATGAGAGCTGTAGCGACCATAAAAGGCAACTTTTTTCATAATGTGTTTCCTCCTTGACTTTTCAGGGAGAATATGCTATAATGACAATAATGCATAAATAGGATTCTCCTTAAAAATTTTTGGCTGTCCGTCCGGTGTACCATACCGGACGGATTTTTTTGTTTACCCTCTGGATGTATTTTAGAGGGGAGTTGCTTTTGAATCTTTGATTAATTCGTCAATATTCTCCCATTCGGCTAAACAATCGAATGACAGTTTTTGAATTTTTCTTATCTGTTCATAAGAAAATTGATTTTCAGCCAACTTTGTAATTAACTGTGCAATAAAACAACCAATTATTTTCTGTTCTGTATTGAATTTATTGAAGTAAAACAACAGCAAATTTTCTTCAGCTTCTAATACTTCTTCTTGCTTTTTCTGGTATTCACTTAATAATTTTTCAAGTATTTCGTTTTCTGTTAATTCTTCAATTGTTTCTTTAGAATTAGATTTTATTAACCCTATATCCCATGCGTGCTGTGTGTTTTCCCTATAAGTACACCATTCGAGGTTATCCACACAGTTATTTAATTTGTTACCATCTTTGTGATTGATAATCGGCTTATGTTCAGGATTAGGAATAAACGCTTCTGCCACAAGCCGATGGGCAAGATAAAACTGCTGTTTTCCGTCAATAATGATGCCTATTACCTTGTAACCATTTCTGACAGAACCGTTTAATTGCTTCATCTCTCCGGATTTATTGCTGAAAACTTCGCCGTTACTGTTGACGAAATAACCGGAAGCAAATTCAATCATATCCATTTTTATCACCTCTCTTTCAACCCCATACAGCTTTTGGAGTTATTGATACCAGATTCTGACGATGTTCATGCGCCTTTCTTAGCTTCTTCTTCGGTGGCTGATTCTTCCAGTTGCTGGAACGTCGCTGTATGACGTTCTTTTTTGGCTTCTGGTTCAGCCTTTTTCACAGTTAGCTGTATTTCAGCTCCAGTGGCAAGGTCTTTCAGAATTTTAAGAAATTCTTTTCGCTTGGCTGGGCTTAAGCTAGCATATGAACGAATTAACGCTTTATCCTGTATATCAAGATTTAGCAGGTCTATCGGGTCGAGTGGTTCTTTTTGCTCTATACCAAGCAGATAATCAGTAGATACGTTGTAATATTGAGCAATTTTAATCAAAGTATCTGTGCTTACATCTCTTTCACCATACTCATAAGCAATGTAGGCACGTTCTGTGATTCCAATTGCTTGGGCTACTTCTTTTTTAGTAAGACTTTTTTTATCTCGAAGAAGCTTCAATTGGTCTTTTAGCATTTTTCTCACCTCCTTTAAAACATTATACACGTTTTGCGGTTATTTGTCAAGATATAATTATAAATTATTCTGTTTTTGTGTATATTAAACATAAAAAGAACTCTGATTTTGTGTATTTTTCCATATTGACAAAACCACAAAATCAGAGTATAATAAAATCAAGGCAAACACAAAAACAGGGCTTGTTAAAAATATCATAAATAGGAGGATTAACTATGAATCACACATCAAGTCAAATAGGTGTTGAAACTGCTGTTGCTATTATCAGCAAATTTTATAATTTGGAAGTATCAGAAGTAGCAACGATGTTGGAATGTATCGGCAGTATTACACCGGAACAGCGTGAAACAGCTATCATTATTGGTAATGCTTTTAAAGCACAAGAAATGATTAATAATCAAATAAAGGGGGTGAAATCATGAAAAGCAGAACCAAGCCGGAAGATATGCAAACTATCTTCCTGATAAAGCAAGGCGAAATCGGCAGACAAACAGCCGGAGAACTCAGCCGGAGTTTAAAAAAGAAAATGCTTGAAAATCCTGAATTTCTTGCCGCAGTAGAACAGAGAATGCAGGAAAGAGCGAAACAGAACGCTAACCCCGAACAGGCACGGACAACAACGGCGTAAGTACACACAAAGGTTTCTAAGCGGTTGAACCTTAATCAGCCGCGTTCCAGCCCAAAGAGGGCAGCTGCCGCTGTTGGGTGCAGCAGCGACCGGAGCGACCGAGAGGAAACCCCAGCAGGCGCACAGCGTGAGATTGTCCGGAGCTGAATCAGACCGCACCGAAACCATACCGCACAGGCAGACACCTGTATAAAAACAGTAACAGCGATTACACGAATATCCGAAACTGATTTCAGGAGGTGAACAACATGGAGAACGCAATTTTTAGAAGATTCAGCGAATCCGGGATTCTGGATACATGGAGAAGTTTCAGAAACTTTCTCAGCGGTTTTATCGCAGGAGTCATTGACAGAATGGCTGAAATCCTCGTACAGCACGGCAGAATCTCCGGAAGAATCCGGCATCTTGTCAGATACGGAAAGAACCGCAGAATCCGCAAAAAGAATCTCATCAAGATTCTCAGAGAATTTATAAAATATATGAAAGTGAGGTAATTTACAATGCTCATAAGTGAATTTGAAAATCTGACGGGGATTTATCCATCAGCGAACCAGTATTCTGTAATTGAGAAGTTCTACAGCGAATCCAAAGAGGACAAGCACGATTTCTGCCGTGCGTATCTGATGAACGCTGATTGTCTGGCAGAACGCATTCAGACAGCAGTCAACAAGCTGGAACTGAACAGAGAAAATCAGGCAACTGCTGAAATCTGGAAGCTGGAAACGAAACTGAATGCTGAAAAGGAAAGAGCCGACAAGCTTCAGAATCAGCTCGACAAAGAGCTTGACTGGCAACCTGCGAACCATACCGGAACGAATATGAAGCAGGAAGATTATAATAAACTTGCGGAATCCGGTTCGGCGATAATTCCCAGCGATGAAGAAGCCATTGAACATCTTTCCATGCTGTTCGGATTTATGCCGGACAGAATTCAGATTCTCCGTGAAGTGCAGACGTTTGAAGTGAATAAATATCATCGTCTGCGTGTGAAAGATACCTATCACCGTGAACCGCTCTATGATGCCACCGACTGGAACTATATCCGTTTCGACTGCGCCGGCAATCAGTGGGAACTTGTCAATGGCGAATTACTCGCCTATGAAGACTGAAAGAGGTGAAGCTGATGCCTAAAAAATATCGTGTCATTGACCTGTATGAGAATACTGGTATTCTCGAAGATGCAGACACGCTCGAAGATGCTGAAAACATCGCCGGACAGTGGGAATATGAAACTGACGGTGAATGTGATGTCGTCATCATGCAGTGGAGCGAAGTCTATCAGGCTTATACTACTATTGGACTGAAAGGAGCGTTCACATGCAGATGACCAACGAAGAAATCTGCCGGAATTATCTTCTGGCAGATAAGAATGTATGTTCTGTTGAGGAAATGCGTCAGCTTCTGATTGATAACAATGCACTTGTGCCGAAGCCACCAAAAAAAGCGGAAACTTCTGTTCAAAAAGTGCCGGTACAGAATCAGGAATCCGAAGCCGTTCCGCCGGACTGGAAAGCATCTCTGAAAACCGTCACGGAACGCATTGTCGAGCTGAAACTTATCCGTGATAATGCTGAAAAGGAGCTCTCTGAGATTTATCAGATGTTCGGCACACTCTGCGAAAAGGAGTGATTCTATGAAAGTAATTGAGGATGGAGAATTCGAGGACAGATACGGCAGATGTCCCATCCGTTTTCAGAATGCAAAATCTTTTCAGAAGGTCTATGACTGGCTGTACTCGCACTATCCGGATTATAAATTTGCAGTCATCTTTGATGTAACAGAAGAATATCAGGAGTTAGATGAAATCTTTGCTTATTTTCTCGGCGATGTTGCCGAAGAAGCCGCAAGCGAAACCGGCATGAAATTGGTTTATGATGACAGAATAGCGGCTTTCTGGGAAGAACAGGGAAGTGGTTTTCAGTGTACACGTTGCAGAAAGCTGTCACCTTCAAAGACAAAGTACTGTCCCCATTGTGGGAAAGAAATTTATCAGCTGCGGAAAGTCGATTAAAAAAGCCATCTCCGGAGAAATCCGGATAAGGGCATCAAATACTTATCATCGTGAACCGCTCTATGATGCCACCGACTGGAACTATATCCGTTTCGACTGCGCCGGCAATCAGTGGGAACTTGTCAACGGCGAACTTCTGCCGTATGAGGACTGACATCATGGACAGATACAACATTTATGTCACTTTGATTCTCTGCGGACTGACCGGCATTCTGATTGGTTCGGCATGGATTCATGATATGTTTCTGATTTTCCTGACACTCGGTGCGATTCTGTTCGGCATCTGGGTGCTGTGGAGATTTCAGACAATCCGGACAAGAAACAGCAGAATCAGCCATTCCAGAGTTATCACAATGACTGCGCATCAGAAAGCCGATTTGCAGTATCAGTGTGATACACTGTGGAGAGAAATTCTCGCTCAGGAAAGAGGTGATAATGAATGAGGAAATTCCGTGTTGTTGACCTGTATGGGAATACTGGTATTCTCGGAGATGCTGACACGCTCGAAGATGCTGAAACCATCGCCGGAAAGTGGGAGTATGAAACTGACGGTGAATGTGATGTTGTCATCATGCAGTGGAACGAAGTCTATCAGGCTTATACGGCGATTGAAAAGAAAATCCCTGCCCCGATTGCTGTCGGGGACGGGGAACACAAATAATTAACCACTTTAATTTTACCAGAAAGAGAGGTATTTGTCAATGGATTTTGAAAAATATTTCAGCAGTTCCGGTATCAAAGGCAACATTCAGCAGGCAATCGCCGCCGAAACTGCTGACGCTCTGAAAGATTTCTGCAATCAGGAAGCGGAATTTGCACAAGCTGTTCAGCAGTCCGGCAAGAGCTTTCAGAACTGCCTTGACTATGTCGCCAAAGGCGCAGGGTCGAGTTTATCCGACTTCAAGGCATATTCCAAAGCTGTCGAGTTCTATTTTCCCGGTGCAAAGATTCAGTTTCAGATGAAAATTGACCTTATCGGCGATGCTGACAAGCCCGTTCCGGAACAGAACACACCACAGCAGAAGAAAATCACTGTCAGCTTCAACAGCTCCAGCTTTATGGATTTCTGAGAGGTGCTGTCATGAAGAAAGAAGAAAGAGCCAAAATTCTGTTGCAGAATTTTCCGGAACTCAATCAGCAGGAAATTGACGGCTGTCTCAAAAAGATGAAGCATTTCATGCTGTTCCGGCATGACAGACAGTCCTGCAAATGCGGAAACTGCGGAACTCTCATTACGTTGTGTTCGCATCCGGATTATCCGGACTATCCGCTGACACTCGAACATAAGCAGGATTCTATCTGTCCGGCTTGCCACTGCCCTGTTACGGCGGTATGCGACTGCTATCGCTACAGCATGGAACATGAACGCAACGCAAGCAACTTCGTGATTTTCCGGAAGGGCGAAAATCAGATATGCTATGCATTCTGCATCAGAATCCGCCTGAGAATCGAAAAAAATGCAGGCTCTCCGGCACAGGAACTTTACAGAGTCACTGAAACACAGCGTTATGCATTTGACGGAAAATTCTGCTGTCGCTACTGGAAACAGTCATCAGGATGGTGCTATACCAAACGCTACACAGAGCCGACATGGGACCAGTCCGGCATGAACTATCACCGTGATTTAAACTATCAGGTTCTGGATTTCCGTCCCCTAAGAGACACCTGCCTACAATATGCACAACTTAACTGTCCGGATTTGAATCATTATCATATGTTCCGGTATATCCAGTTCTATTTCCAGCACAGGAATGTCGAATATCTGATTAAAATCGGCTGTGCAAAGATGGTTTGTGACTGGTTCAAATATTATAGTCAGAATCCGCCGGACTGGATTGACTGGAAACAGAACGATGTCCGGAAAATGCTCGGTCTGAATTCCTATGAACTCCGTGAAATTCAAAAACGGAAAATCATGATTGATGACTATCATACCGCACAGGAAGAACTCAGTTTTCTGAACGTGACGGAACGGCTGGACATGATACCTGTTGTTCGTAATCTTTACGGCTGTCTGAGTACGTTCGGTGACGACTCCGAAAAGCGGAAAGTTCTGAAATATCTCCGGAAACAGAATGAACGCTTTTCAAATGAAAATGAATGTGTGACTTTATCTGATTACCGTGACTATCTGAGCGAATGTCGGGAACTGCATTATGACTTGAAAGACCGTGCAGTTTACTTTCCGAGATGCCTTGCTGATGCCCACAGAAGAACGTCTTCTGCACTCCGTGCGCTCCGTGCGGAACAGCACAGACAGGAAGAAGAAAAACGCCGGAAACACGCTGAGGAAGTCTTTGCAAAGCATCAGAAAGAACGCCGGAAACTCGAATTCCAGTCCGGAAATCTGCTGATTCGCATTCCAGAATCTGTCAGGGAAATCGTGAACGAAGGTGCGAATTTACATCACTGCGTCGGCGGTTATGCCGAACGCCATGCAGAGGGAAAACTTCATATTCTGTTCATCAGACGGAAAGAAGCTCCGGACAAGTCCTTCTATACGATGGAAGTCAGCAACGACGGCAGAATCATACAGGTCAGAGGACTCCGCAACCGTGACCCTACAGCAGAAGTCAGGGCATTTGTGGAGGCATATAAAATCTATCTGCTGTCCGTTTTCGGCAAGTGTAAGCTGATGCAACCGGCAGCGTGAAAGGAGAATTTATGGAAGAAAAGAAAACGATTGTTGTATCAGATGACTATCTTCATGCGGAAGAACTGCACAAACGTGTAAAAGCCACTGTACACAGTATGAAAATTTCCTTTGTAGAACTAGGAAAGATGCTGAAAGAAATGCGCGACGGAAAACTCTACAAAGAACTCGGCTACCAGAATTTTGAGGATTACTGCAAAACGGAAGTAGAAATTAACCGTCGCTATGCATATGAGCTAATCGGAATTGCTGAAAAACTTCCAGAAGATTTTGTGCGCTCAGCACACAAAATCGGAGTGAAGAAATTATCCCTGCTTGCCATGCTCGAACCCGAACAGCGTGAAGAAGTCATTCAGACGGTCGATGTCGAAAGCGTTACCGTCAAAGAATTGAAATCGGAAATCAGCACGCTGAAACAGAACAATCAGCAACTGAAAGACAAGCAGAAACAGTCAGAATCCAAAATTTCAGAGCTGAAATCCGAAAACGAGGATTTGAAAGAACGCCGTGACGAATTGCAAGTGCAAATTCAGGAGCTGGAAAACCGCCCTGTTGAGGTGATGCAGTCAACGGCAGAACTCGAAGAAATCGAACGGCTGAAAGCGCAGAATGAATCCCTTACGGAACAGAAAACAGAACTGGAACTGAAAATCTGGGATTATGAAAATCAGGAACAGAGCGTTTCCGATGCCGAGGAAAAACGCTTTGCAGAATTCACTTCTAATATGAATCAGCAGCTTGTTGAGGAAAGACAGCGTCTCAAGAAAGAAAGTCAGGAAGAAATTCAGCGTGCAAATCTGCAAAGAGACAATGCTTATCTCGAAGTCGAAAAGCTGAAAAAACAGCTTGCCGAAAAATCCGATATTCCGGAAGAATCGCCGGAAACGAAACAATTCAGAAGTCAACTTGGAGCTGTGGGCATCTGCATGAAACAGCTTGTGGATTTCCTCATTGAAAACCCGGATACAACATTTCTCGATAAGTCCGAAAATGCGCTCAAAGGTGTGCTGCACAATCTGGACGAAATCAGAAAGCAGGTGCAGACATGATTCAGACAGTTGCATTCTGCCACAAATATTATCCGATGTCCAGATGTGACGGCTATTCTCAGGGCTACTGCCGCCAGTGCTTCAAGTATGACACTGTAGATATTGCCGTCTGCGATAAATGCGGATATGAAATCGATGATGATGAAGACACGTCTTTCACAAGTCCGCATCTTTGCACAAAGTGCAGAAAGGAGTTACATCATGAATCTTAATTTCGAAGAAGTCAACGGAGTTCAGCACGGAAAAGGGCTGAAAACCGTCCTCTACGGTCAGGAAGGTGTCGGAAAGTCCAGCCTTGCAAGTCAGTTTCCGAATCCGGTCTTTATCGACTGTGAGGGCAGTACCACTCACATGAACGTCCGCCGTCTGCCGTCCCCGACGTGCTGGGAAATGCTCTGTGATGAAATGCAGTTCGTGCTTGAAAATCATCAGCAGAGAGGCTATCAGAGCGTTATCATTGATACGTTTGACTGGGCGGAACGCATGGCAATTGAGAAAATCTGCCGTGATAATTCCAACGAACAGAAAACGCTCAAAGGCATTGAGGATTTCGGCTACGGCAAGGGCTGGCAGTATGAATCAGAGCTTATCAGCGCATTTCTGAACCAGACAAATCAGCTCATTTCCGCCGGAATCAATGTGATAATTCTCTGTCATGCGATTACGAAAAAAGTCACTCTGCCGGAAGAAACTGCCGAATATGACCACTGGGAAATGAAGCTCGGCAGTAAGACCACGAACAAAATCGCCCCTCTGCTGAAAGAATGGTCTGATATGACGCTTTTCCTTGCATTTCAGACGAATATCACAGCGACGGATTCAGAGGGAAAACATCACCGTGCAACCAGTCAGAAACGTGTCATGTATGCCACAAAAACAGCGTGGTGGGATGCAAAGAACCGTTTCGGACTGCCGGATAAAATGCCTCTTGATTTCAGTCAGATTGCACATCTGTTCCAGACAAATCAGCCGGAAACACCTGCCCTGATTTGTGAGGACTGCGGTCAGGAAGTACAGGCAGTCAAGAACTTTTCGGCAGAACAAATCGCCGGAGCATCCTGCAAGAAATACGGCAGAAAACTTTGCTGGGACTGCGCTGTCAAGGCAAAGGAGATGAATCAGAATGCCGGAACTGCGTGATTATCAGATTGATTTAATCCGCCGGACACAGCATTCATGGCGGACAGGGCATAAAGCCCCGTGCATCGTCCTTCCGTGCGGCGGCGGTAAGTCCGTTATCGTCGCCGAAATCGCCAAACGGTCAACCCTCAACCTGAAACAAGTTTTATTTCTGGTACACCGCAAAGAACTCTGTGAACAGATTTTCAGAACCTTTAGCTGGTGGGGCGTTGATATGAGTATGTGTGACATTATGATGATTCAGACCGCATCCAGACGGCTGGCAAGCCTGCGGAAACCGGACTTAATCATCACGGACGAAAATCATCATTCAAAATCCAATTCTTATCGTAAAATTTATGATTATTTTAAAAAATCCTATCGGGTGGGCGTTACCGCAACGCCCGTCCGGCTGGACGGCTCTGGGCTTGCCGATGTCAATGATGATTTAATTATCGGTGTTTCGGCAAAATGGCTTATCGAGAATCAGTGTTTAGCCCCCTATGACTATTATGCGCCTGATATCGCCGATTTATCCGGCATTAAGATTTCAAGAGGCGAATTTGATTCCAAATCTATCGAAACCGCAATGTCCAAGCCGAAGATTTTCGGCGATGTTATCAAGTACTATCAGCAGTTTGCAAAGGGTGTGAAAGCCGTCTGCTACTGCGCATCCGTCAAGCATTCTCAGAGCATGGCAGAGGAGTTCCGGAAAGCCGGCATTCCGGCAGAGCATATCGACGGCGAAACTCCGAAAACAAACCGTTCTGAAATTATCGAGAATTTCCGGAAAGGCAAAATTCAGATTCTCTGTAATGTCGATTTGATTTCCGAGGGCTTTGACGTTCCCGACTGTGGCTGTGTGATAATGCTCAGACCCACACAATCACTGACGTTATATATCCAGCAGGCAATGCGCTGTATGCGTTACCGTCCGAATAAAAAAGCAATCATCTTAGACCATGTCGGCAATTACGGTCGGCACGGAATGCCCGACGACGACAGAGAATGGACCCTCGAAGGCAACCCGAAAAAGCATCTCAAAAAGCTCTTAGCCGAAAAGGATTTGCAGACAGTGCAGTGTGAAAAGTGTTTCGGTGTGTTCGTTCCGGAAACCAGTCCGGTTGTCTGCCCGTACTGTCATCATGTGTTTCCGGTCAAATCCAGAGAAATTCAGACTGACGAATCTGCCGAAATCAAGAAGATTGAGGGATTTCATTTCAATATCAAGCCTGCATCAGCTTGTAAAAGCTATGCTGAACTGCTCGAATATGCAGAAGCACATCACTATAAAAAAGGCTGGGCATATTATCAAGCCAGAGAAAGGGGGTTTTTATGATGACGAAAGAACACAGGCTCATGCTGGAAATCATGGCGGCGATTTCGCCGTACTGCGTAATTTTCCGGACGAATGTCGGCAGAGGTTATACACCTGACGGACGGTATTTCTCGACCGGAGTCCCGAAGGGTTATTCCGACCTTAACGGACACCGCAAATCAGACGGAAAAGCCGTCTATCTGGAAATCAAGACCAAATCCGGCAGAGTTTCACCGGCACAGAAACATTTTCTCGAACAGATGCAGAAAACCGGCGCAATCGCCGGAGTGTGCAGAAGTGTCGAAGATGCGCTCAATTTAATCAAATCTTAATTCATGGAGGTATTTTTATGTTTAATTTTGGCAAAGAACCCGAACAGAGAAGTTTCGACCTGATTCCGGTCGGCAGCTATGAAGTATTCATCGAACACGCTGAGGAACGCCCCACCAGCAAAGGAAGACTCCAGCTCAGTATCCGCCTGAAAATCCGCGATGATATCCAGCAGGCTTGCCAGAACAGATGCCTGTTCCTGAACATCTTCCAGAAAACCCCCGAAAAGCTCAACGATATGGACAGACAGGTCGGCAACTACAACTATTCCCATTTGTATCACCTGCTTGACGTGACCGGAATCCTGACTTCCGGCAAGGAATTCGAGGATATGAATGACATCTGCCGCCTGCTTATCGGCAAGGAACTCCGCGTGACCGTGCATCATGAAGTCTGGAACGGCAAAAAATCTGAAAAAATCGACCAGCTTAAGGGCGTTCATGAATCTGACCCGTGTGCCGAAGATTACGTCAGCTATGATAATCCCGACTATGAACCTCCGGCACGTCAGGCACAGTACAGCGCACCGCCTGCCCCGGCTGTTCCGCTTGTTTCCGGCGGTCTGGACGATTTCAAGCCCCTTGATGATGATGACAATTTCCCGTTTTAATCAAAGTATATTCCGGAAGGCGGACAGTTCCGCCTTCCGGATTTATCCGAATTTATCCGAAAAATTGATTCAGAGGTGATAGTATGTATGAATTGATTCCAGAAGAACTCAAAAAGCTCCCGAATTGGGTTGTCTGGAAGGCCGAAGTGAATCCGAAGGCAAAATCAGAACATTCCAGAATCACAAAAGTGCCGTATAATCCGAAAAATGGCTGGAGAGCAAGTTCAACAAATCCCGAAACATGGAGTGACTTCCATACTGCGGAAATGACTGCGGAAAGTGCGGCTTATGCCGGAATCGGCTTTATGTTCTTGAATTCCGGCTATTTCGGTATTGATATTGATGACCGTCCGGAAGAATTGCAGGATTATTTGAACGGCGAATGTGACGAAAACAACACGTTTTATAAATTTATCGAAACTATGCAGAGCTATGCAGAACTGTCACAGTCCGGCAATGGTATCCACATTATCTGCAAAGGCAGACTGCCTGACAAGGATTTCAAGAATAACAAGACAAAAGTGGAGATGTATGCCGAAGCAAGATATTTCTGCATGACTGGAAATTATTGTTCCTCTTATGTTAATATTGTGGATGGTTCAGAAGCTGTCAAGCCGCTTTATGAAGAATACAGAACCGGAAACAATCAGCCGGAACACACTGAAACACTGCCTCTGATGCCGGTTTCCTGTTCGCTGTCGGCGCAGGAGATTATTTCTAAAATCAGAGAATCAAAGCAGGGTGAAAAATTTTCTATGCTCTACGATTCCGGCGATATTTCGGCTTACAACAATGATGACAGCAGTGCAGACATGGCTCTTTGCAATATTCTGGCATTCTGGTGCGGCGGTGATATGATGAAAATTGACGAAATTTTCAGAAGTTCCGCACTCATGCGCCCGAAGTGGGACAAGAAAAACGCAGGGTCAACCTACGGCGGCAGAACCATGCAGAAAGCAATTGATTCCTGTCATGAATTCTATCAGCCCAGTCAGGCAACTGTCACAGATACCAGTCTGAAAATCCGGAAGAAATCCGCACCGCCTGCAAGGGCTGTTCCTGCCGGAAAGATGTACAAATTCGACGATTTAGGCAACTCCGAACGTCTGCTGGATATGTTCGGCTATATGCTGAAATTTTTCTATACGGAGCATAAATTTTTGTATTATGAAAAAGGCAAGTGGTATCGTGATAATTTTGAATACTGCCAGACGTTAGCGGACTGTGTGATTCACCGCATGGAAGAGGAAGACACTGCCGGAGTCTATGCCGAAAATGAGGAGATGCAGAAAGCATTCAAAAAGCATATCACAAAGACCAGAAGTCAGAACGCCCGGAAAAATATGGTCACAGGTGCGGCGCATTTCATGCCGGTTCTGCCGGAACAGCTCGACAGGGACAGAACCATCATCGGCATAAAAAACGGTGTGCTTGACCTGAAAACCGGCACATTAATGCCTCATGACAGTGCGTATTTTCTGACAAAACAGATTCCGTTTTCCTATCTTGCCGATGCCCCCCGGCCGGAACGCTGGCTGAAATTTTTATCAGAGATTTTTCAGAATGATAAAGACTTAATCCGGTATGTTCAGAAGGCAGCTGGCTATTCGCTGACAGGTTCCATGCAGGAACAGAATGCATTTTTCCTTTTCGGAACAGGCAATAACGGAAAATCGACATTTCTGGAACTGCTCCGGCATATTTTCGGAGATTACGCAAGCAATATTCAGGCGGATACCATCATGGTACAGCAGAAATCTGGAAATTCCGCAAGTTCGGACATTGCACGCTTACAGGGTTCACGGCTTGTCACCTGTTCCGAAACTGCTGAGGGTGTCCGCCTGAATGAACCGCTGATTAAGCAGATGACCGGTGACGATGTGATGACCGTCCGGAAATTATATTGTGAGGAATTTGAATTTCATCCGGAGTTCAAACTCTGGATGGCGACCAATCACAAACCGACTATTAGAGGCACGGACAAGGGCATCTGGCGAAGAATCCACATGATACCCTTTGAAGCCGATATTCCGGCAAATCAGGTAGACAAGAATCTGAAATATAAGCTCGCTGAAGAATCAGAATCTATCCTGAAATGGATTGTGGAGGGCTGTCTGCTCTGGCAGAAAGAGGGCTTGCAGATGCCGAAGAAAGTCCTTGATGCCGTCAAGGAATACCGCAAGGAAATGGACACGATTTCTGGATTTTTAGAATCCTGCTGTATCATGCAGGGCGAAGTCAAGGCTTCTGTGCTGTATGCCGTCTATGCGAAATGGGCTGATGAAAACGGAGAATATTGTTTCCCGAACAGTAAATTCGGCTTAGAGATGGCTAAAAAATTCCAGAGAACGCATAAAAAAACGGGCTGGTATTATTCCGGCATTTCTTTAAATGATGATTGCAAGCCCTTGTCAATAGGATAAATTAAAATAATATTATGATAACGGTGACGGGGTGACGGACTTATACTACCCTACGCACGGAAAAATAAAACATGATATTTATATAGAGAGTATACAGCAGCCCCGTCACCCCGTCACCACTTTTTCAGAAAGGAGCATTTATGAAAATTGATTTCTCAAATCCGGAACAGTTCCGGAAACTCGAAAAGCAGGCATATCACGGCACACTTGAAATCAGCGGCTTTCCCCCTTGCGAATATAAGTATTTCGCACAGCTCCGTGACATCTACTATGCATTCAAATTCGAGGGCTTGTCCAAAGACGATGCCGAAACACGCAAGAAGACAATTCTCCACCAGTATCAGGATGAAAAAAACACTTACGATAATTATTTCCGGTTCGTCAAAGACTGGAACAGCAATATTCTGAAATCGGATGTTCTCCGCTGTCAGATTTCAAAATCATCTGATATTGTGGAGAAGTTAAGGCTCGCTGTCAAGTGCATCGGTGCAATGACGGGCGACACCGTTTTTACGAGAACCGAACTTGAAAAGCTCGAACATCAGAAAGGAATGATGAACTATGACGAAACGTGAATATCTTGAAAAAAATGGTCTCCGTCTTATTGCAAGTCCCGAATTTTTGGACGAGGAATGCACAGAAGAATTTAAAGAATTCGTAAAAATCAGAAAAGAAGAGTTTGAACACTTTGATGAAATAAAAGCGGAACAGACTGCTTGTAAAGAATTCTGGTGTGTCGAGATGAACTGCCCGTCCTATCACACCGGTGAACAGTGCCGTCAGTGCGAAAAATACAATCGTTGTGAGCATTGCATTCTGCAAAATGATGCACCCAGTCCGGAATACTGCGAATCTATCAGAGAACAGATATGTTACGGATTCTATGAGGAAGGAGAAGAAGAATGGTGAACAAAGAACTTTTACTCGAACACATTCTGAAATCCGACCTGACAGCAACTGAAAAACGCTATCTTGAAAAGCTGATTGATTCAGTCAAATGGATTTCCGTCAAGGAGAGACTGCCGGAAGAAGAGACACCTGAACTGCTTTTCAGTGCAGACGGAAAGGTGTACTATGGAAGTTTTGGCTATTCTAAATTCTACGCTATTGACAGCGGCGGTATATTTTCGGGTTTTACGGCTTACGAAGTTTCTCACTGGATGCCGCTTCCTGAACCGCCTGAAATGAAGGGAGAATAAATCATGACCAATGAACAGAAAGCAAAAATTGCATGGCTCAGACGTGCGTTCTATGCCGAAAAGAAAGTCAAGGCTCTGGAAATGAAACTCGAACGTGACAGAAGCCTTGCAGAACGCATCAGCAGAAGCTATTCCGGCATCAGCGGAACAGCATCCGGCAATCGTACCGAAGATGCTCTTATCCGGTTAGCCGATACAGAACAGCAGGCACAGGAACAGCTTGTCAGACTTGAAACTATTCGTAAGGAAATCAGTCTTGCAATTGCTGAAATCGATGGTGACGATTTGC